ATCGCCTCCACCGAAGGCCACGTCACACACGGCCACAACGCGATCCGGCTCCCCTTCCGGCAATACGCCGTTATACGTCTGCAACTCGTCAGCAGGAAACAGCAAACCCTCTCTGATGTACGGATTGCCCATGTACTTCGCGGCCCACGTCGCAGCGTCGATGCTGTTTCGCATATCCACGTAATACGCAGTATCGAAACCCAGCCCGTACTGATAATTAAAATTACTCTCCCCGTCCTCGTTCAGCGCCGGAATAACACGGAACCGATACCTCGGATTATCCGCATACTGCTCCTGGATGCGCCCCAGCGGGTCGAACACGTTCCATCGTGTACCGACCATCAACTCACGTGCGCCCAGCTTTTTGCGGTCTTTCAACTGGTTCAGATACGCATCATACTTGTTTTGCAGACGCTGAGGATTCAAGCTCTCCTCCAAGTCCTCCACCAAGTCATCGCAGTACAGGATGCCATCAGAACCGATTTCAACAGCACCGGTCAGCGTACCGCCGACAGAGCGACACGTCATCGTCGGGAATCGCTTCGCCTTCTCAAGATCAATCGTGTTGTTCTTTGCACTCGTATTCGCGAACTCAACACCAGGGAACACGTCTGCCCAGCAGTACGTATCAGAATCCTTGATAATGCTCAGAATTTCGCGGTAGAACCCCTCTGTCAGCGTACTGCTGTGACCAGACATCACACTCGCTACAGCCGGTCTGTGGCCCATTACGAACGTCATAAACAGGATGCACAGCGTACTCTTGCCAACACGCGGAGGCAGCGACACACCGAGGAAATCAATCTCGCCATCAAACAGGTCTTGCAAATCCTCCACCAGCGGCAACAACACGCTACGGCGAGGCAGATAAAAACGCTTCTCCGGTTCACGGTTCTTCTCAAGGTAAATCAGATAGCTATCAAATACGCCGCTCTGCGCCTCCAGCAGATACGTTTTCATTACCAGGTCATACGCATCGTTCGTCGGAATCTTCCGGGCTTCCTTGCGAATCCACCTGGTCGTATCGATACGCTTTTCGCGATCCTCACACTGCATAGCAAGGTCAAACAGGTCTTTCAGAGTTTCCTCGGTCTGAGGTAGCTGCTTAATTCTGTCGATCATCTATTTCCCTCCTAAATAAATAACAGACGACTCCCATTTCTGGATAGCCGTCTGAGCGGATTATTTTCTTCGTGTTTTTCTTCGTCTACGCTTACTAGGTTCCTGAAACAAGCCTTTTAGAATCCAGTACAACAAGTTCTTTTTCATCTGCCTGTGACACCTTCTCTGTCGTTTTGCTGGTAAATTATGCCATTACGTACGATCGTTCCCATAAATCCACCCAAGTGTCACAGGTGCGTCACAGGTTAATTGCAAACCTGTGACACCCTCAACCCCTTGATTTTACTGTATTTAACTATACTGTCACACTGTCACAAGTAAATATATACTACTACAAATAAATTTAAGTATATATAAAATATTATAAGGAAAAAACGGTGTTTGTGACTGTGACGCTGTGACACCCCCGAACTAGCTGATACCACTTCGACCTGCTGATGCCTGCCGCTTCACATGCTTCGCGTACGGTTATTTCGCCTCGTTGCTGCTTTGCCACTAGCTCCTCAAGGTTCTCAACCTTCTTCTCTGGTCTGCCAAATCCCCTGCCGTTCTTAGCTGATACCCTGCGTCCATTCACAACAGGCATCGCTTCAATACCTTCGCGCTGACGATCAAGCATCACCTCGCGCTCAAACTGATTCAGCCCTGCGAAGATCGTAAGCATCAACTGACCTGCCGGAGTAGTCGTGTCGATGTTCTCTTTCTTACTCACAAACTCAACACCCATCTCACGAAGCTGGTCAACCGTTTTCAGCAGGTCTGCTGTACTTCTGCTCATACGGCTGTAGCTTTCAACAACAACTGTATCCCCACGCTGCAAAACAGCCATCATTGCCTTGTACTGAGGACGATCTGTGTTCTTCCCTGAACACTTGTCTACAAATACCCTGTCGACTCCAAGCTCCTTCATCAGCACATCCTGTCGTGCCGTGTTCTGCCCCTTCGTCGATACTCTTACGTAACCGTACTTCATTCCAACTCCACCTCTCGATCAGGAATACCCTTCTGCTCTGCACGGATAATCAGCTTGTACCCGCATGCGTTCAGAATCCTTACGAAGCTATCAACTCGCATGTTGTCCACACGCATTGCCTCACTTATGTTGGAAGCCCTCTTGTAACCAGCCTTCTCAGCAATCGTAGACAGTGAAAGGTTGCTCTCATCTACGATCTCTCTTACGCGTTCCTTTGCATTCATCGTCTTTTCCTCCTTGCGATCTCTTTGTGATCTCAACTACTATTATACAGATATTTCTGGATTTGTCAACAGTTATTTCTGTAAAAATGGAGGCTTTTTATTTTTTTCGAAAAATTACGGGGTTCACCCGGCGCAGCCGGGGCCTGGCGTTTCCCCCAACGGGGGCCGGATCCCTGGTATTTGCTGCACAACTCAAGCGAAACGCCTTAAAATGCCATGCTTTCCCTGGTATTGATCAATATACATTGTGCATAAAAGCACGGATAAATGTACACGAAAAATTAAACAGATATTTCTGTACAAAATTTCATTTTCCCTATTGACTTTTACAGAAATATCTGTATAATAAGAGATGTACAGAAATAACTGTACATTACAAATAAAAGGAGGGCCGAAAATCAGTTGTACCAGGCAGGCAAGGGGCTGGAGGATCGGCCCGAAATGCAAAAAGTAATTGATCACTTTTTGCAGGAACGTTAAACATTTACCGTAAAACGATAAAGGAGGAAAAAACATGCTGAATGTCTTTGTAAACACGTGGGGTAACTATAACGAAAATGGGGCCGACGGGGGCGAATGGATAACCCTTCCGATGGATCCCGACGAATTGCGGAACAAGCTACAGGCCATTGCAGCCGCTATGAATGATAACGATCCGGAATTCTTCATTAATGACTATGAATTTACCAGCGAAATTGAATTAGGCGACGTCGGGGAAATGGACTCTATTACAGAATGGAATGACCTTTGTAATGAGGTTGAAGGCCTGGAAGAATACGAATTGGAAGAGATTGCAGCCGCTATCGACGCGTACGGCTACAAATTCAAGGAAGCAATGGAAAAACAGCAACGCGGGGAATTTGTATTCTATGCAGGTTGCAACATGGAAGACGTTGCTTATGACCTTGTGCAAGAGTGCTATTTTACCAGGGAAACGCCCGAAATTTTCGAACGCTATTTCGATTATAAAGCATTTGCAAGGGATCTTGAATTTGACGGCTACACGGAAACGAAATACGGCGTTATATTGGAGGACTAAAAATGTTCGTATACAGTGATATTTTAGAAAATGATTTTTTGATCAAAACGGAAACGGGAAAACGCGTAAACCAGTACGCTATGAAAATTGGCGGCTGGTATGCTGGAGGGTTTTCCGCTAAAAATGATACAACGGCGCTTGAGATATTCAAGCGGATTCTAAAGGGGGAAAAGGAAAATGCATAACTATAATGTATACAGGGAAACAGAAACGGAAAAATACAAGGTTATTGATTTGATCAGGAAAGCAGGCGCACGCGTGACAAGTGTTTCCGGTTGTGGATCCGGTTATTATATCCAACTTGAAGCAACGCCGGAACAAGCAAGCGAAATTGATAGAATGATTTTTCAAGAGGGGGCGACGGTATGACAGCGCTAGAAAGGATTTACAATAATTTGAACGCGGGGTATCAATACGGGGATTATTTGCACAATGTCCGATATCCAATGTTCACGCCTTGCTTGAACGTATCGGAAAACGGTAAATATATTCGCTGGAGACATTACGGATCCAGCGCGAACGAAAATACAAAAAGGAATCTCAATTGGATTATTGAAACGATTTTCAAAACAACGCCGGAAGAATTCGAAAAAGCTAAATTGATCAAATATAGGGGGGCTTGAACGTGAATAAATACTTTACACCCGCCAACGCCTGCAAAGCCTGGTATCAGCCAACGCGGCGAAATGTTGCAGCGATTTTACCCGCTATTAGCATATATTCCGTTTATGCTTGTTTTGTTTCCGTTTTTCTTGCTTTGCTGATTGCAAACGGGGGTATTTGAAAAATGTATGTTGTATATAATGGCCGTGTTTGCGTGATGGTATGGAATGAGAAGCGCCGTGTTTGGGAATACATTCCGGAAAATGAATACAAGGGGGAAAATAAAAAATGAAGACTATCAACATTTACAAATTCGATGAATTGAATGAAAGTGCACAATATAAAGTGTATGAAAATAACAACATAGATTTTTCCGATGATTATTCTTCCGAATATATTGCAACGCTTGAGGCATTCGAAAAGATTTTCGATATTCGCGTGCTTGATTATACACCGGATCGCGAAACATTCCGATATATTGCGCTGAATGAAGCGCCGGAAGGCGACGCGTTTCGGCTTGCGCGGTATTTGTGGAATAATTACGCTAAATATATCACAAAAGGGAAATACTATAGCACGCCCGGAAAAGTGATTAACGGGCGCTATGAATACAAGCATAGGTATTCAAAAATCATTGTAGGAATGGAGGACTGTTCCCTTACGGGCGTTTGCATGGATCTTGATATTTTGCGCCCGGTTATTGATTGCTTGCGCTATAAAAAGATGTATGATTCTTATGATGAATTGATCGACGATTGCTTGACGGGGTTTTTCGCTGCATGGAATGCTGAAAAAGAATATTGTAATTCGTTTGAATATTTCAAAGAATATGCTATAATGAACGATGATAATTATTATACCGAAAACGGCGAACGCGTGAAGGGGGTTGCATAATGCCTAAATTGGGTTGCTTTGGTACTTTGCTATTGTGGACTATCGGTTTACCTCTTGTCATTCTGTACTATTTCATTAAAAGCATTCGTTAATAATACCGGGCCTTGCGCCCGGTTTTTTTGTGCTTCGGATCCGGTGAAAAACGGCCCGAAATAGCGCCTTGCAGCACTTGCAGGTATAAACCTATACCAGGCCCGGCGCAACGCTTGAGAAGGGGCAAAAAAGCCCGAAAAACGGTATATATCAGCGCCCGGCGAACGTGTACAAATAACGCTGCACGCGTTTATTGGCCGTGTTTAGGCCTGTACAGGCGTTTTGTGCTTGCATTGGTATTCTACCACGTGCAACGCTAGCGACGCTAGAAAGGCCGTTTTTGTGCGAAATAGGGCCATATTCCGACGCTTGCAGCGCCTGGAGGGCTGGAGGGGGCCGGTGCTTTAGCGTGGTAAAGCGGTAAAGCGGTGTCGCGGCACAGCACGAAAAGGCCCGACCTCCAGAGGGGGCCAGGCCAATAGTC